ATGGCTAGAATCACCGTTTTTGAACATGGGCAATTAGAGGTTGGCCATACCTGTACTGGAGTGAAGTTTACCCAAGCGCATTACGATGCCTTGGGTAAATTCCAGCGCCAACAAGCAGACAAAAATGGAAAGACGGATTATTTTAGTCTGCTTTTTGGTGCAGTGAAGTTTGCTCAATATGTGGGTGTTTTACAGGTCGGGGAGCTTACCATAGAGGTCTTGCCCAAGGCAGACCGGGTTGCCGGGGAAGGATCTGAAGCAAACTATTGGCGTAATCAATTACTACAAATGCTACGTGCCGTCGGTACTTTACCCGTGCAGGCCCCATCCTTTTCCAGTCTGTACGTGCAGCAATACGATATCCTGGAGCTCTATTTTGAGTTATTTGTGAAAGAGGTTGATGCATTCATGCGTTTAGGCTTGATAAAGCAGTATCGGCAACAATCAGGGAATACCAAAGCACTCAAAGGAGCGCTATTGTTCGGGCAGCACCTACAACAAAACCTGATACATCAGGAGCGTTTTTATACTCGCCATACGGTTTATGACCAGCAACATCTACTGCATGAAATCCTTTTTGAGGCTTTGATCCTCATAGAGCGTTTGTGTAAAGGCCATGCTTTACAAGGGCGTATTGCACGTCTATTACTTGACTTCCCGCCACAGCAACGTATAAAAGTCCATGAGGGAACTTTTTCAAAATTAAGTTTTGGCCGGAAGCAGGCTCCTTATCAGAAAGCGATTCACATTGCGAAACTGCTACTGTTGAACTATCATCCGGATGTTGTTTCGGGGCAGGAGGATGTGTTGGCTCTGTTATTCGATATGAATGCCCTTTGGGAACGCTTTGTCTTTGTCAACCTTCAACAAAACACGGATTGGGAGATCCGCGAACAAGTGACGAAGCTCTTTTGGACAGGGGGTAATAATTCCTCTGATATGAAGGCCGATATTGTCTGTCGGCACAGAAATTCACAGCGGGTTGTAGTTTTAGATACCAAGTGGAAAAATATTAATGGAAATGCTCCAAGTCCGGAAGACTTACGCCAAATGTATGTGTACGCAGATTACTATGGTGCCAGCCGGGTGGCATTGGTTTATCCAGGAAAAGAGGATAATCGTGTTTGTGGGAAATTCCAGAAACTTAGTGAAGGGCAGGAGGAAAAGGTTTGTGAGGTGGTTCAGATTGCTCCAAGAGAAGACCTCCGTAATTGGGAAAAGGGATTCAGTCTGTTGTGTTTAGGCTCGGTGTCCGGTGGTGTTGTTAAAGTATTACATTCATTATAGAGGTAAATAGCTTTTTTATCTCTTACCTGGTTATCGTTATAAATGGTGATTGGTCGTGGAATTCCTTTTCACAGGAACTCTTTTTGTTACTAATGATGCAGACAGTTACAGCCAGCTTGTTCCTTGCTTGATTAAGTACAGCCGCAAGAAAGAGTATATACAGAAAAGTAGTCTATGAATTATCTGAATGATTCTCAGGTTATTGAGGGGTGGAAGAAAGTAATTCTCCATAAATTTGAAAGCAGCATCAGTAAATATCCTAAATTGTAGGAGTATAAATATTTTTTAGCCCAATGAAAATGAACAACAAAATAGATTTCACAAAATACGACCAGTTCCTGAAATTTTTAGCAGACTTCATTAAGGAACTTCCTCCTGTTGAGCAGTGGGTGAAAATGGAAGAGCCGGCAATAGAAGCTATGGTGACCAAGATGTTGGAGGGGAGAAGTGAAGAGGTGTACTTTGAATATATGGCTTTTCATGTTGAAAATCGGGAGGAGGCGCTTTTGAAGCACATGCCCTTCGATCAGTACAATTACTTCATGTTTATGAGTGAAGAAAAGAAGCAGCAGCGGCTGGCAGAACTTGAGGCGCAGTTTGGAGATCGGACAGGCAGAGGCTCGCGCTTTGATGCGGTATACTTGAGTACAGGGAACCCTGAAGATAAGAGAGGAACACCCTGTTGGGGCCTTATTGGTGAAGGAGGGCTGGAAAAGAAGGACCAGCAGGTGTTAGAAGCGGCCGGATTGAAATACCAAGTATTAGGCTTTAATAGTGGTATATCAGATTGGGGAGCCTTCTACCAGGAGGAGCAGGTCAAAGCATAAGCCCTGACCAGGCGAGCTCCTCACCTCTAAGGGAAGCTCGTTTTTTTTAGTATTTGATGGATTGAAATAGGACGTCTGCATTCTGATCTGCGACCTGTCCTTTATACCATATTGATGAGGATCCTTTGGAGGGTTGTTCCAGTAGGGAAGTCTGCTTCATGAAGGTGTTAAAGTCTTCAAGGTTTTTCTGACCTTTTTTCGGGTCGTACAGGCTTGTTTGGAAGGTCATCACAAGCATGCAATAGTGGTCGTAACTTTTGCCATCCCCTGTTTTGGCGTTTACGGTGCCTGCTAGTCCGTGTAATAGCTGGTATCGGAGGTCAAAGAGTGATGCTTTCGGCTTTGGGAAATAGCTTTTGATGAGCCCTTCAATGCGGAAATCGGCATTGGTGTTTTTCCCATTTATCCGTTTGGTTCTTGCCTCCAAATAGGGCTTTTTAATCCGTGGACCAAAGCTTTCGTCCACCTTGGCTTCAAGGCCAACAAAAACGTGCTTTCCGCTATCAGTGATGGCTTCAATGCCCAAATCATGCATGCGCCCTTTGCCATACTCATCAAACCGCACTTCATATTCCGGAATAAAGCGTTTGCCAATCGTTCATTTAAAAGCTACAAAAGGTTTGGAGCTCTAATAATGGAAACGGGATTTAACCCGAATTATTCACCGCTAGATTTAGTTAATTTCTTTAAGTGACTTAGTCTCAATCTGATAAGGTTGTGTTTGGCCATTTGTGTATAGCTCAAATTTGGGCAAGCTTGCTTTCTCCTCATTTATCTGCTTTGTTGGAAAAAACTCGAAATAGGAAACTATTCCTTCATTTTTTCCGCCTTGCAGCTAAACGACGATTTAAGCATGCATTATTCGGGTTAATACCTGTCCAACATTGAATCAAGAAACTGAGAAATTCCCGTATTGATAAACACTAATTGTTCACTTCATAATAATTCGCGTAGGATTCTAGCTCCAGAACCCTGTGCTTTAGGATATTTATTTTTTCCTTCAGTATTATTATGGGGTACATGGAGCCTTCCAGTCCTTCGAATTTTGCTTCAATAAATACGCATTCAGCCTGATAATATTTCAACCAATTTCGCTGTGACGCTCTGAGTTGGTTTTTAAGGGTTCCCTCAGTAGGAAGAAAACTCATGACTTCCTTATATTTTTTATTTAATTGAAGGTCCCAATCCAGTAACTGTTCTTCAAGGCAAGCTTTATTTGCTGTATTTGTGAAACTTCCTTCAGCCATACAGTTTTCATATTTTTGCTCAACAGGATGTTTTTGATCTTGAGCCTTGAGGGTAGCTGCAGAAAAGATGATGATTCCAAAAAGGATTACTAATTGCTTCATGTTGAAGATTTCGAAAGGTTACCGTTTAATTTTTTATGGGTGTTCTATGCCCTGAAGGAGAAAATGAATATCGTCTATGAATCTTTTTCTCCGGATCAAGGGAAGAGGCACTATCAATTTTTAAGGTGAGGTCTTCTTTAATCATGCCATACAAATTATAGATTTCTCCGTATTCACCATGAATATTGAAAGACTCTACCGCATTTCCCTTTTCATCATATACTACCATCAATACATGATGGTCAATGGGACTCATTCCGGATCCGCTATAAACTAAGCCCACTAATTTTGGGGATATTGGTATTTTAAAAGCCGCTAAATAATCCAAATCCTTATTTAAAGGGGTATTAAAATGGATTGATTGAAAAAAGGAGAATCTGTTGAAATTTTATTTTTGATTCCTCTTCCGATGGCTTTCCAGATCGAATCAAAGGCATAAGGATATTTGATTTCAGAAAAGGAACTGAGGTATTGGGTGAATTCCGGATGCTCACTTGTGAATAGGAATGGAAGAGTTTGGGATTCCCTCTGATTTTTGGTTGAGGTGTGAGAATTACAAGCACCTAAAAATAGCAGGAGGGAAATAATGGTTCCCATTATTATATTATTCGTATTCATTGGGATTGTCTCTGAATTTCCAAAATGTGGTCTCACCAATTTCCATTTTTAATTTTTGAAAATTCTCATCAAGCTCGATTTTAGGGAGAAAGAATTTTTCAATGGTTGCTGGCTTAATTAGAGTTTGGGTTTCTTTGGCTCCCTCTATAACCTTGTCATCGAAAGGGCCATTTACAATTTGTCCTCCTTCTAATTTAACTAATAACTGAGTTTCTAAAGTTAAAGTGTCATTGGAAATTTTGAAAATGCCTTCGCTAGAAAGCTCTCGATCAAGTTGATCCCCTTGGGACTTTCGATATATAAATTTCCCGTCTGGGAAAAAGGTGTAAGATTGTACCCAACCGGATGCCATTACGGGGGATTTTTGCCAAATACCAACTACTACTTCTTTTGTTGTTTCTTTTTTAGCACAGGCAAAAGAAGTGAGCACTATTAAATATATGATTATATTTTTCATTTAGTATTATTTTTTTATCCAAATATAAAAGTCACAAATTAGATTTCCACCAAACCCACTTGAGTAAACCATCTCACCAAAGGTTGATCCAGCCTGAAATATTTTTAGATTTTTCATGGTATTTGTACCATCTCCTCCGTATCCTCCAATTAAAGTAGCAATATGTCCTGATCCTCCTGAAGGGTTTTTCCAAATAGCATAGGCTAAACCTCCTTTTGCTGCATATTTTTCAGCCTCTTTATAGTCGATAGGTTTGAATTGGTGCGTATCAGAGTTGTAGTGACCCTTTTTAAGGTTGTCAAAAATACCATTTGCATTATATTCTTTATTCTTATACCGTTGAAGATTAGGAGCATCGTATTCCATGCCTATTTTCGTTGCTGCCAAGTTGCAGTAGGTTATGGATAGGGTGGCCTTATCTTTTTCAGTGGAATATTCCTGATCAGTTAAGGTGATTTTTCCAGCCAAAGTGTAAACTCCATCACTGTATGTTCTATATACTTTTAAATGTTCCCCAGATGCTTTGTCCTTATGAACAATTAAGATGTTATTGAAAGTGATGTCATTATAAGTTCCTGATTCCCACCTTTCATCTCCTTTTAAATAAGCCTCCTTATTGTTTTCCAAAAAATCAATTCCAGCTTGTCTTGCTTCGGCGTTTAGAATTTCCTTATCATTGCCTTCCTGGTTTGTAGTCTCTGTACTGGCCTTTGTTTTTATTTCCACCCCAATAATTTCATCAACAATTTTTTTCTGCATCAGATTTTGATCCCTGGACGTTGTTAAGAATGTCGATAAGGCATTTGACATTTCTTTTAATAATGTCTTATCCCAGCTCGCCATAGTCGATTTTCCAGCATTTACGGCTAATGCATAAGCGAAATTATCTTTGGAAGTCCAGGATAATTTTGAAAAAACAGCTTTAATATCATCAGGGCTTTTAGCAGCAAAAGGAATTATGGCTCTCGCAAAGGCGGGCATGGTTAAATCCTTATCATTATACTGCTGAAACAGCTTATTTACTGTGACAACGCGGGTTGGATTGGCTTCTTGCTCACTTTCCGTATTTCCTGATGTAGTGTTGTTTTCTGATTGGGTAGATAATAGGTCTAAATTTTTTGTGGGAGAGGGGATGACAATATTGTCCAAAGCCCAGAAGTACCCTTTTTCGCCTCTCTTTTTGTGTAATTCCTGGTTTGCTTCCTCTATTAATGTCACTGATGTTCCAAACTTCGACGCAATCATTGCATTACTCATGCCTTTCCCGACAATATAGTAATAAGAAGTGGAAGGATTTGCCACTTCAACAGCAGGACTGTTTGTTGCTGTTTCAGTTTCTGAAACAGTTTCTTCCGTAGAAGGAGCATTGTTTTGCGTACTATTATCTAAAGCATCAATATTTTTTGTGGGGTTAGGAATTATGATAAGGTCTCCCGGCCAAAAGTAACCTTTAGCCCCCTTTTATTGTAGAGCTCCTGATTTTCATTTTCAATTGCTGCGACTGAAACACCAAATTTTTTGGCAATTGCAATATTCCCAAACCCTTCTTCAACTTGATAAGCATAGGAAGAACCATTTTGGGAATTAGTCCTTCATTTTCCTGATGGTTCTCGTTAGTTTCAGTTCTTTCGACAACTTCTGTATTTGAAGTAGATAGCGTATCATTTTCCTTTTGGTCTGATTCACTGGTTACCACTACGGATTTATTACTTTCTAAAGCGGAAATAATATGATTTAGATAGGCCAGTCTTAATTGGTTTCTTCGGTATTCTCCTTTAAGCGCAATCTGTTGATCATAAAAATTTTCTGAAAAATCTCCGGAAACTCTACTCATTGTTCCCAAGTTGTCAAAATAAGTATCAAAATAGCCGTCTTCATATAATTGTCTGACCGCTTTAAATTGTTCAAGGTCGTTATCAATATTGTCGACTATAGCTTTATTTACTTTTGCGACTCTGTCATATGCATAAGTTCCTCCCTGATAGGCCAGATCTGTAATAAATTCCACCATGGCGGGGTGTAAATTATCCCATTGTTCAGAGGAGAGTACATAACTTCCCTGCTGTACTCCATCCTTTTTTTCCCTTGAACGGGCATTAACATTTTTTGAGTCAGCAGTTGTACTGGTTGCAATATTTTTGGCTTTTTCCGTATATTCCGGCAATAAGGAGGCAAGTAAGTTTACTCTGACATTTTCGTTTATTTTGCCAATTGCTTGTTTATTATCTGTAACGAACTTTTTGGCTTGGTCTTGTTTTAATCCTGCCCCTGCGCTTATTGCAGTAGCTTGATTTAATTCCATTCCAGCAGCTTGTAAGGCAGCAAGAACTTCTTCTTTACTTCTTGAGCCTATGTCGTAGCCACTTCCAATGGTTACACCGGAATTGCCTCCCGGCCAATGAATATATAAACTTGTCCCTTCGCCTATTTCAGTTAATTCTCCGGAAGTAATTTCCATTTTGGGAGTCTGATTTGGGCGGAAGTCTGTTGATCGGTACTACTATTGGCTTGCTGAGTTTGGGTTTCCAGCTGATTTGATGAAAATTCAGAATTTCCTAGCAAAACGTCTAAATCAGGAAGGTGATCTGTGTTTACTCTTGCAGGGTCCTGCGATTGTTGATTATTTCGATTTCTTGTTCCGGTATTTCTTTCTTCTACCTGCGCTGAAAAACTCATATTATAGCCAAGATTTTTACAAGCCTAAATATATTCCTAAATTCACAAATTATTGATACTAGAAAAGGAAAATAACATATAAAATGATAATTAATGATATTTTCATGCTGATAGAGGCTACTCAGGTTGCTTTTTCAGGGAAAGAGGAAAATTTAGATATGAATTTTTCTGGTCTATCAGAGCAGCAGATTTTAAATATTTTTGATCACTCTGAGTTTAAGAAATCACTCCCTTTTAATATTCATCCGATTGAATATTTTATTTTATTATGTGCGGTTGCCCCACATATTTACCCGCCCACCTTTAACAAGTTCTATGTTTCAATTAATAATAATAAGCTGAGTGGAGTCTATTTGGGAGGAGAGGTTCATGCGGAAAAGCAGACCTTCTATCCAACTATAGAGACGGTTATATTTTTGTTAAATGGCTTCAAAATAAAAGAAAGGATCAGTATGATTCCACTTTTTGAGGGGTCAAATACCGTAATAGCCCAAAATCTGATTCAGGTGGAAAAGGTGGAGTCTAACAGATCTTTTACAACTTCCCAGTTAATTCCTACCGGAGAATTGTTTGCTTTGATAAGAGGCCTGGAGTTTAAACCAAAATACGGTTCTGGTTTTCCTGCCTCCCTACTGGAAACTAAAATGGAATGGGAGGATTTAATTCTGCCCTATCAGACCTTAGACGGTTTAAATGAATTAAAGCTGTGGATGAAGCACCGGCAAAGGCTAGAGGATATGCCGGAACTTAGTAAAAAGGTGAAGCCAGGTTATCGGGTATTATTTCATGGTCCTTCAGGTACAGGAAAAACTTTGACCGCTTCATTAATTGGAAAGGCATTTAATCTTCCGGTTTATCGTGTGGATTTAAGTATGGTGGTATCAAAATGGGTAGGAGAAACTGAAAAAAATCTAAAGCAACTATTTGATGTAGCCGAGAATAAAAATTGGATTCTTTTCTTTGATGAAGCAGACTCCATTTTTGGAAAAAGAACTCAGACAAACAGTTCAAATGATAAATATGCTAATCAGGAGGTCTCGTATTTGCTTCAGCGGGTAGAGGATTTTCCGGGCTTGGTTATCCTTGCTTCAAATTTAAAAAGTAATATGGATGCTGCCTTTAACAGAAGATTCCAGGCAACCATTACCTTTCCAATGCCGGACGAGGAAACCCGATATTCATTATGGTGTAAGGCTTTTCCTAAAGATTTTAAGCTTAGTGAAGAAATTGACTTATGGGAAATAGCCAGAAAATATGAGTTGGCCGGCGGGGCTATCACTAATATTATTCGTTTTTGTTCTTTAAAAGCGTTTGAATCCGAAGAATTAATTATTCAAAATGAAGACCTGAAATATGCTATTACAAGAGAGTTTCGAAAGACAGGAAAATCTGTGAAGTGATTCTTCATATGTTAGACAGTCAAAGCTGAGGTTGAAAGCTAAACCCTAAGTTTTTTCTCCACTTTTTTTGGCCTGATGAGTTAAATGAGGGTTGGGTGGTAAGGATTTCGCTTATAAACGATAGCCTTTTTGTCCTTCTTATCTGTTAAGGAGGGCTGAGTTTCATTCTTTTAAATATATAGTAATACAAAGTCGATGGTATACTTGTGGAACAAAATATTGGGCAAAAAAATCCCTGCAAGTATCAAACCTACAGGGATTTATTTTATGTCATTTTTTATCTATTTGCCTATACAAAACTTACTAAAAATATTCTCCAGCAGATCATCCGTCGTTACTGTTCCCGAGATTTCTCCCAGATAGTGCAGGGCTTCTCGGATGTCCATCGCCATCAGGTCACCCGGTATTTGGGCGACAATCGCATTGGTCACATTGTCCAGCGCCTGTTGCGTACGGATCAGGGATTCATAGTGGCGGGCGTTGGTCACCACCGTATTGCCAGCCTTGATCTCCTGCATATTCACTTTGGACACCAGCTGATCTTTCAGCTCCTCCAGGTTTTCCTTTTGCCCGGCAGAGATGAAAATCCAGCCATCTTCTTGCTTCAGGGCTTCCAGGATTTCCGGTTTCGCCTCATCCATCTTATTGCCCACCTTAATAAATGGGATGCTGCCTTCCTGCAGTTTAGCGACTTCTTCCTGAATATCCTCCAGTCTTTCTTCTGCCAAATCAAACAGATAAATGATCACCGCCGCCTGCTTCATTTTCTCACGGGTACGCTCCACGCCAATCGCTTCCACCTTGTCTTCCGTTTCCCGAAGTCCTGCCGTATCGATAAAGCGGAAAGACAAACCTTCCAAATGAATCTCATCCTCAATAAAGTCACGCGTCGTTCCGGCGATATCGGAAACAATCGCTTTTTCCTCATTCAACAGCGCATTCAGCAGGGTAGACTTTCCGGCATTCGGCTTACCCGCAATCACCGTCGGCACGCCATTCTTGATCACATTACCCAGGTCAAAAGAATCTACCAGCTTCTTGATCACCTCCTGCAGGCGATCTACCAATCCCTGCAATTGCTGACGATCCGCAAATTCTACATCTTCTTCAGAGAAGTCCAGTTCCAGCTCAATCATAGAGGCAAAGTGAATCAGTTGCTCACGTAAGGCTGCAATTTCCGCGGAAAAACCACCGCGCATCTGATTCATGGCCGCCGCATGTGCCGCTTCCGAATCCGAATGAATCAGGTCTGCCACCGCTTCCGCCTGCGCCAAATCGAACTGTCCGTTCATAAAGGCACGTTTGGTGAACTCACCAGCACGAGCCAGTCGCGCACCCTTTCTCAAAAACAGCTGAATCATCTGCTTGATGATGAAAGGGGAGCCGTGAGTAGAAATTTCCACCACATTTTCCTTGGTGAAAGATTTCGGTGCAATAAAAAGCGATACCAAAACCTCATCCAGAATCTTCTCCCCATCGCGAATGGTTCCGAAGTGGATGGTATGGCTCTCCTGCTTGCTCAGGTCTTTACCCTTAAATACCTCATTGACTATACTGATCGCTTCATTTCCCGACAACCTGATCACTGCGATGGCACCTACTCCCTGCGGAGTCGCCAATGCCACGATGGTGTCGTCCATAGCCGCTATTGGATTCATATTTACTTCTCCTGTTAATTTCGCCACAAAGGTAGGGATTTTTTTTCGCACCCCCTTCTCCTATGACCACATTCGTCAGCTGTATAAACGGCAAATCGAAATGTACCCATTTTGAAAAACCAAATGAGCACATTTTTTCAGCACAAATTCGAGTTTTAAACCCAATTAAATCCTATCTAAATGGAATTCAATCCCCACCAGCCTCAAGAACAGGAACTTTATTATTTAAATGAAAATGGATTTTCGAAATACTGTCGAATCTTTGGTTAGAAAGGGAGCTGGCTTTGATCAAGGAGTCCCGCTCCTGTACAATATTCGAAATATCAAGCTTTTGGGTATTGGAGGTGGTGAAGTTGCTATAAGTCGTAAGGCCTAGAGCAGCGAGTGAAATGAAAACTGTAAATAGGTTCAGGTACCACTGATTTTTGCCTTTTTTTTCCTGTTTCTGTTTTTCTTCCCATATTTTGGAGAAACCACCAGCTGATAGTAAAAAGAAGTATGATTTCTTATTTAAAAAGACATCATAAACAAAGACCCCTTCTCCTTCTTTAATTTTTCGCTTATTTTCTAGAAAAATCAAATCAAAAGAAACTAATTGATCGATTACTCCAGGAAACAAGGGGATACGTTCACCATTTACTTTTATTAACTCATCTCGATCCACCCTCCCATAATTTGCTTGGGTATAGGTTAAGGCAGCTTTTGTCGAAATGATTTTTAATAACTCTTCATCTAGTATTTGGGAGGTTTCTTTATCATAAAAGTAGTTCGATGGATCAATCATATCAAAAAGTATCAATTTTAGCCCCAATATACCCCATAAAAAGAAAACCCCCAACGGTTAATGTTGAGGGGTATGGTTTCCGTCCGGGTACCACAAAGGGCAAATCGAAATGTAAGCATTCTGAAAAACTAAGGCGGTACATTTTTTAATCACCACACAGACTTAATCAACATATCTTCCCCAGCTTTTGACCTGATTGCATTCGATAAAGAAGAAGACGGATAAGTCCAACGGGTTTGGGTGCCACCCTCAACCAACTCGACATCATAAAAAGGGACTTGTCCAAACCCCTCGACCCACAGAGATACCTGTTCTAAATCAGTATGATCACCTTCAACTTGCAAATACACCTTATACTGAATAGCACCGAATGAAGTGACTTTCAATTTCAGGTCTTCATAAATGACATCTGGAGTAAAAGCTCCGAGATTGTAACCGTTTGCGCGATCAAAGCCTGTAAAAGTCAGTGGATCATCTGGATGCGCTTCTACGGATAAAGTGTGTTCGCCATAGTAAACATACCGCTGTGTTCGCTCTATCCATCTTTCATCCTCATCTTGCTGCATGGTAATTATATCCCTCTGGTCGTTGCGATAGTACCGGACATTATCTTCTGATCCTGCAAAAATCTTTGAGGCGTGGTGGAGCAGTGGGGAGTTGAATGGGTTGGTGTCGAGTTCTCCGGACTCGGTGATTTGGGCATTTATTGCCGCTTGCCCAAAATGATCTAAAGGTTTTCCATCAGCACCAAATCCCGGAACATTTGGATTTGAAGGTACGAAAACGACGCCATTCGCTGTAAAAGAAAATAATTTCGCAGCACATCGGGTCGCTGATAATTGAACACCTATAACCTCTTCAGGAAAGGCTAAACCCTCATAAAAATTAGGCGCTGAATTTATAAAACCTTGAAAGTTGATTTTTTGCCTACCAAATTCCCGAACTGAAATACCAAGCGAAAATCGTCCGCCTGTATCCACCGAATATGCCCAGGAGTTGGAAAGTCCTGGATCTAAATAATTTGCTCTGTTTAGGTTATTTTCATGTAAATATGTGGTCTCTTGAATCCAATCTTGAACTGTTTTTACCCCTCTACTTACATACTGCATATCATTATCAACATTTTCATACATCATGACAAAGGTGTCTCTTAGATCCTCTAGCGTTGGGGCATAAATGAAATCAGAAACGCCAATTTCAAATATTTCCTGAGTAAAAATCTCAAATTCTGTTGAATCGATTCCTTTTACATGCTGTCCAATATGAAATAAAATGTAGTGAAATACGCCTAACTCAAACAGTACGAGTGAATTTGAAACATTTTCAGCCTTAAAATTTGAAGTTAAATTATCAGTACCACTATTAATAACTTGTTTTTTTGAGTTCCAAACAGGCGTTAAATCTACCTGTAATAAAAAATCTCTTAACCCTCTAAAAAAGTCTCCTTCCTGAAACCTTCTAAAATATGCTCCTTGAGCAATATTTCCATAGTTTCCTGTAATACTGAGTACAGGAGCTTCTTGACCTAAGTCACTTCCTAATTCAACATCGAATTCCACTTTCCTATTTGTCCCAATTACATTGAATGCTATTGCTCCTCCAGATGTTATCCCTTCTGGCATATTTTCGATATGTTGTTGAATGCCTATATAGGCCTCACCATTATGATCAAGGTTCCACCAAGGTTTAATATTGCTTTCTGTTATATATTCTGTATAATTATTTAAATCGAATTCGGGAATAGGTTTATTCGGGTTTTTACTTGTATCAATCCGCAAATCACCAAGATGATACCAGCTTGATCTTACGTTAAGGTATTCCCCAGTATAAGTATTGAGAAACTTCCCATACCATGCATAGGAACTGGTATGCTGATTGACTGAATACCAAAGCTCCTTATTACTGTCCGGGGTTATATTCCATATTTTAAAACGGTCGTCAGTCGCTGGATCTATGTTTTGAGCATTTATTGATAAATCTTTTGAAATACTGTACCCCAGAGAGTCACCGGACTCTGTAGGGCAGTCATCTTGCTTGCTATAGATCAAGTAGTCTTCCTCATTTAAATTAGGTGTTTCCTCTCCAAGAAATCCGATGATTTGGGCGTAATCCTTCAGGTTGTAGGCTGAAAAGGTGAAGAAGCCGGAATTCTGTTCGCAAGGGGAAAAGTATTGATTATTGTTGTCATTAACATACAAAAACTTAATGTAACCATTAAAATTTCGACCGAATTCAGATCCCTCCGTTATTTCCTCGAAATAAGCTAAAAGGTCATAATTTTCCTGCCATTCGTTTTCTCCATCAAATTTGACCCACGCATAGGCTATTTGCGGCATAAAATTAAATAAGAGCCCATAAGTGCCATTGAAATAAAAACAATTTGAACCCACTAGCTCCCTCTGCTCCCCAACCGTACTTAATACCACCCCATTCTCATCCGGCTCCATCGATCTTTTATCTGTCCGATCGTACAAATGCTGAATAGCCTTAACTGCCTTGTGTGATTTCATATGCCCAATCTAAAAACGCCAAAGTTCCTCCAAAATTTCTGCACATCACATAGTCTGTGCCGTTCCTCGTGTTCAGGTATGGGGCAAAGCCCTCTATCGTTACATCAAAGACGCCTGTAGTGGTGATGAATAGCTTATATTCCTTATTGCCAAGATTAGAAAATGTGATATTTCCGGCCGCCGTTGCATTGATGTTGATGATATTACCTAATGAAAGATCAATGACCAAATCACCTGTAAGGTTAAGATTTTGGGTCACGTCCGCAAGGGCATCCGCTTTTTGATTTGCGGTGTCTGCATCCGCCTGCGCATCATCTGCCGCCTGTTGAGCGGTATCAATTCCTATGTCATGCGCCTCAAGCTCTGCTTGCAAATCGGCATTATCCCTTGCGACTCCTTCAAGCTCACTAAATGAACCTGCTCCACGGCCAGCAGCCTCAAAAATCCACCCATTCATAGCATCACCTCCTGACACATTATACCACTTCCCTTCATCAATTGCATATACTCCCGTATAGCCGACATAGTACACAGGTGAATTAGCAATACTGGCCAGGCTGGCGACATACCTGCGCTTATCATCCGGCACAGGGTTCACAAATCCGTTAGCGTCAACAAAATCAGGCATTTTTCAACGTTGTTAAAAGTCGATGATTCGAAGGAAAAGCAACTGCATTTTCCATCACATATACATTATAATTGACATCTGCTCCGCTGGCATCTGGCACCGTGGTGATCGTCGTGGACAACACAAAAGAAGCCGTGATATTTGCATTCAACGCATCCTGATCAATCACTTTGTCCAGGGCTTTAGAGGTCGGCACGGCTATCACAAAAACCTTATCCGTTACTCCGGTATTCAGAGTAAAAGAGTTAGCGAATGTTTTGCCTAAAGCTCTGACCTCCGTACCATCAGCAGGGGGAGTATTCCCATTCGGGCCATAAAAATGATAATTAGCTCCAGTAATACTTTTACTTGCCGTTTTACTGCCCGCAGGGATTTGACCATCAGGATAGGGGTTACCCAAATTATCATCCTTAACTGGCCCCTGATTGTAATCTACTTGAACCTTATAATCATTATCACCCAATTCAACAGTTAAATTATGTGTCTTATCAGGGGCTAATCCGGGCTGATCTTCAATCACTGAATCATTAAGAAAATACTGCGTTTGGTTCGCTGCTCCTCCGTCATGATTCTCAAAGTCTGCCGATAGTTGAACTTCAATAGCACTGCCCACCTCTTGTGTATTGGAAGGATCAATGGACAGACTCAAAGTAGGTGATGTATAGGTGGGAGGGATTTGCTTTCGAGCAGCCATTTTCACGAAAGCATTTACACTTGTTCCGGCAGGTATGGTCTGCCCATCTTCAATCGCTCCAATATTGGTGCCTAATACCGGAATATCTTCTGTTGTAAAGCCAATATCAGCTTGTTTAGCTTTATTATGAAAATCAGCCTTATCGACATTCTGTAATTTTTTAGCCGCTGCAAGGTTCTCAAGCTTCACCTTTTGCGTGCCTTTATCTGAGTCAATTAGGGCATATTCATCCTGACCCGGGTCAAATGACTCCAGGTCTAAATCTTTTACTCTTTCACCAGTATCAATAAAATTACCCATATCCAATTCTATAATTGTTGTGATCTATAATGTACTCTCCTGTATGCGTCACTAATCCTGCCTCAGGATCAATAAGAACGATGTCATAAGTCATTCCGGCTAATCGGAAGGTTTCCACAATATTTCTTATCTGACGCTCATCTGCCCCCAAAGGAGCTGCCACTCGAAAGTCCACCTCCAGGCTGGCACCTTCTTCCTGCTCCAGTCCAATCTCTCTGAAATCATCGGGCTCCTTGTCTAACAAACCTACTTCCAAAACATCGGCTTGCTCACTCTCCAGAGATATCCAGGCAGACAAAGGAAGTCCTTCAATGATTTTAATCTGCCCAAAGGCACCATCCACATTTCTGTTTAGGTTGGTTTCAAGACTCATTAACTGGCCTGTGATATTTGCCCTCCAAAGAGAGGAATTTCTCCAGTCTTTAAAGTCAATCCAAACGGTGTTTAAAGAGAAAAATGGCCACTTGAAAAGCTTTTCCCGATTTGGGAAACGCCATTCCCACGGGATTTTCCGGAGGACAAAACGAATGATATCAAAATCTATCATTACATTTTCATGATATAAGCCAATACTAAATAGGGAGGACGGTTTTCGTGAGAGCTTCCCCCAGAGGATTGTTGACCAACTGATCCGGTGTGCGTATGAAAACCACTTGAGTTCGTTCTTAACATTTCACGTCCTGATATGGTATCAGCCCAGTTTCCATTATCAGTTGAGGAATTCACGTGAATATTCGGAGATCCAGACCCCCCGCCTCTTAGTCTACCTTGTATGACATGGCTATGGCCACCACCATTATCATCGATAGTAAGTGGGTGAGTATGTTTTGGGATTTGGGTTGAAAGCAAAGTCACAGACTTAAGCCCTCCAGTCTTTTTTAAACTATTGTAATCAGTATCCCCTGAGTGATACCCCACTACAAATCGACCACGAAGATCAGGTGTACCATTAGAACCATCACACAATCTCCAGCCCTGGGGGATATCAGCCAAAGCGCCAGCCCACATGATGATAGCACCAGCGGGAAGAGCCGATTCCTTTTCCTCTGCTATTTCCTTGACCTCTTTAATCGCTTTACTGGTAGCCAGCTCATCCTCTTTGTCTGAATCAATAGCCGAAGATTTATTGAGGTTAAATCCTGAATTTTTTTCAAAGGCAGGCTCTTTGCTTTTTGCCTCCTCATAGGCTTTTTGCTGCACTAATGCATCAAAAATATGGTGAGTCCCATCCTTTTTAATGGTCAAGGCATCGGTAGGGGTTAATACTTTTTTGGCTACATATTCTTTGGCAATTGCCTTTTGACTTCCATCCTTATAAGCCCCAAGGTGATCCCGCACATCTACTGAGAAATAAGCTTCCTCACCATCTGCAATCTCAATGGTTTCAAATCGACATACTCTGAAAGCACCATTGAAAGGAAGTGAAACCAGTCCGTTTCCAATGGTCCAGCTATCGCCATTGTCCTGAATTTTACAGCCATATACTACATGGGCTCCGTAATTTGAAAAGAAAGTGTCCAATAGAGTATAGAGCTCATCCTGCATATCAAGCAAATGATCACCATACCATTTCTTTACGCCAATGTCCTGAAATTGTCTTTTCATAATTATAATTCAGCTGAGTTAATCATTGTAATTCTGGAAGGTATCTCTCCCTCGGTAGGTTGATAGTTTAAGTACCCTGATTCCAGTTCGTGCACCACGTCAATTTCTGTATAATCAGAAGTTGCTGTCTTTACCATCAAACTATTTAGCTTTATCGTTACCACTCCATCAATGGCCATTAAATGGTCAATGAATTTTTGTTTATAAAATCGCGCATCAAATCCAATCAATGTTTTAAAGGATTCAATTGCCTCCATTATTCTTTGCTTTACATCTTCTTTTGAAAACTTCGGATCATAATAGATATTGATATCATATTTAAAAATATCAGCAGGCAATGAAATGACATTGATACGTGTGCCCGGATATTTGATATTGAATAAGTATTGTATTAGCGCTTCCTGTTCTTCAAATACCAATTGCACCAAAATATCATCCTCCCATTTCGCCACCTTAATAGCGATTCCGGAGGAGCTTTCTTTAAGGGACGCCTGTGCTATGATACGCCTGGACTCATCAGACACCTCATATACAATCTTCCCATTATCATCAATAATCAACCGATCACCTTGAAATCCTTCGCCATCATCCGCCCCCTGAAATTCCATAACCCGATCATGATACCAGGCAAGGGTGCCATATCGTTTTGAAGAAATAATGGACTCTACATTTCCCTGATGAATATCCATGATCTTTTCAAAAGTCCAGATAGCCATGGCCCAGATAGAGCGCCATAGCTTCCAGTCTGCTCCATTGGAGGCTGAAGGATCATCAAACACCTGTTCTATATTCTGATCCAGTTCCGTTTCTATTTCAGCTATTTCTCTTGCCATAATTATTCAGAAATTACAATTGCCCTATCTAATCTTTGAAGTACTCCCGTGCGGATAGCGTCATCATTTTCCCGAATTTGAATTTTTTGCTTTACAGGTAAAGAAGCTGCCACATCAATGCCGTATAAATTATTATCCTCAACAATAAGAAAAGCCGCTTCCACATTGCCGTACTCCTGTACCGCCAGGTCGTATATAGTCTGCCCTTTAACCGTCTCAATAGTTCGCATTTACTTTTATTTTAGAGCCTTCAACTGTGACTGATTCTACATTCGCATTATCTGCTTCCAGTTCCTGTTTTATGGCATTGATCAGCTTACCATTATCCTCATCGGCATAGTAATCAATAGCCCCAACACCCACCTCAGGCGCCCGTTTAATCCCTCCTTTTCTTGTTACAATGACCTTTTGCTGCAAGGATTTAGAGGATTCCCCCCAATGCACATCACCACCTGAAAAATCGATGTCGCCATTTACAGTATTTTTGATATCGTTGGTCATACGCTATTTGATGTGGTGCCAGAATTACCAGGTGTTCCAACTGCCGGAGCCCCGGAGCCTCCCGTCACCGTTACGATTACTTTATCATGTGTATGCTGATTATAAGCATCTACCAGAGGCTTGGTATAATAATGAATTTCCTCAGCCACAATTTTAGATATACTTGCTGCCGCATCTTCCTTTAGTAAGTCTACCGCTTTAATCCGTGCCTTTAGCTTATTTTCTAAATCATCTTTATCCAGTGCCATAATTATGAATTAATGTTCTACCATTTCATCCTTTAAATCATCCACTGTAGTCAGCGGATTAAAAGGTTGTTCCTCCCACACTTTGCTCAAAACCTTTAAGGCTGCTCCTCCATCCATGGCCGCAGGAACCCATGATTTAAACACATTTTTAAGGGCATTTAAATCATTTTCAAAAGCATTGATCTTCTCCACCAGTTTATTTATATCGGTGAGGTAAGACCCCTTATCCGCATTATTGAAAATGATCTTCCCCTCCTTATCATCGATAATGAAAGAAGTATTCTCCCCCTGATAAATGACCTTTTCCACCACACTGGCAATAAGTAAAACACAACGCTCCTTGTCATGCCCCACAGGAGCAGCCACCACATAGCTTTGCAAGGCGGGAATTTGTACAAATAGTCGCTGCTCCTGGTCAGCCACAGCACGGAGCTGGACATCATAAATCAGCTCATCATACGCTACTTCAGCGACCATTGATTTTTCATTTACCCCAATCACCTTACCAATAAAAGTTTCCTGTGCAATGCCCTTTATTAGTCCCCTGAAGGCGTCTAAAATCTTATCTTCACTCATAGCTTAAATCCCATTTTTAAATCCTGTCTCAAACCTTCTGAAGGAGAGAAACTATAAGTAACGGCACGAATAAAATACTTGCCTTCCACCTCCTGAGTGTAATTCAGATTCTGATAAGAAATTGACCCACCCGGCTCTGCAAAGGGGATAAAGAACATCTTCAAGCTGCCTTCAAAACCATCATAGTAATACCGTTTCAATTCTTGATCAGCTATCGTTTCCAGTACTTTTTTGTCAGTTACATTGTAGCGAAAGAAAGTCATGGCCACACCACCTTCCATTCCTTTGATAATTTTCACCTCAGTCCCATCCGGCTTTTTACCCACCACCGTAATCTGTACCGGGTTAGCATCAGCGTATTGATAGGCCACATTGTTCTTTAAAATATTTCTTCCAAAAATTGCCGGAACCTGAGCTTTAGGATTCAAGCCAATACCTCCAATATATAGCTCATTATGATCCATGGAGACCGTGAAATTAAAGGTCTCCTTTAGTTTGGCCAGTGCTCCGGCTGCATTGCCTTTAAAAGTCATTTTATCAATCCCCGCCTCAATGATATTGGGAGAAATTTGCAGGTCAGTGCCCTGTATCAATTTTTCCGCAATCTGCTTTACCGTAGTATTCTTTTCATTGATGACAGTCGCCTTTTTCCGAAGTAAATAAACAGCATCCTCCATTCGCACTTTCACCTCTGTTCCGGTGTCAATATTGGTGATATACCCTTCAAAAACTTGTTCTATGGTATGCTCCAAATAGCCCGCTTCAATGGTAATCCGATCCCCTGTACGAATAGTATCATCAATGCGCATTCGCTGTCCTAAGAGCGTCATCATAATAGGGAACCTTAATTCTCCCGTGGCGGAAAGATTATCCAAATCCTTTATTACCCGAAAGCTCTTACACCCCCTGAAGCGATACTGATTAGCGATGACGATATTTACTTTTGGTGTTAACATTTATTCTCCGGATAACAATTCCACTTCCATAGGTACATCACTGACCAGCTCCAGCTCATAACGTTGAAACCCCGGAGCCTGAGCCAATTCCTTAAACTTCAGTTTCTCCACCACGACGTATTGAAAAAGCTCATTAGTAATCACACAATCAAAGGGTATAGCATTATTCTTTTTCCAGATACCACGCAAAATACTGGCCTCGTCATGAGGCCATTGCCCCCGGTCCAGGTGATTCAAAAGAATACCCGTGATCTTGATTTTATAATCATCGACGGCAATAAACTCCTTCACTGAGCCTGGATGATCACCCCCTGGAATGTAACTTTTGTTCATCCGTTTTTTGCCATCAATTACCATCATGGGCTGAAGGTTAATATGGCCGATTTCCCCACTTCCAAGGTAGATACCATCAATCTGCATGGGGCAAATAATAGGCTGACCAAACAAGTCCCACACTTCCGCCTCCCCAAATTTGACCCCCTCATTCTGATTAAAAACCCCGTTCAAAATATCTCCACGATCCACCCATTGTTTCTTCCGATAAGCAGGGATTTGATCTAGTGACAATGGAAAAGGCAACCCCTTATAGGAGGTCAGTGATTCATATATTTTTTTGATATCAAATTCCATTAGTTTCTTGCTAATTGGTTAGCACTATTTAGAACTCTTAAAAGACGCTCCGTTATTTCCTCAACAATCTCATCCATGCTCTCCCTGATTTCTTCCATTTCACCTTCTATATTGAAGTTGATGGCATCCTGAAATTTTTCTATATCAATATTGATTACTGTCTGCCTTGCTCCACCGCTCACCACGCTTTCCGCAGTTTTACCCGCAGAAGGATCAATGACATTTGAGGTATTGGAATTAGGAGACATCAATCCATTTTCTGAGGCCCCGGCATTCCGGGTAAGCGCAATAATGTTTTTAGCATTCAGGATTTCTGACTCTATGGCTTGCATTTGCTTGCGGCCAAAAGCTGCGGTCTGCTTATCAAAAGCCAAAAGCTCTTGTTTTTTTGCAGTATATTGATTGGCTATTATATGATTTCCAAATGCATTACCTCCGCCCGATCCTGGGGTATTCATTGGATTATCCAACCTGGCTTTTAAAGCATCTCTTTCTGAAACTAACCTTACCCTTTCTTCTACTGCGGCTTCCCTTTGAGCTCTGGTTTGGAGCTCTAATTTATCCCGTTCATTTTCCAAAGACCCTAACCTGGAATATGCATTCCGGAACATAGACTGAGCCGCATCCTTATTAACAGCGCCTTTATTCAATTTGAATAAATCCAGTTCATTGTCCTTGGCCATCATGTCCACAGAGCTGTCAATCAGCTTGGTGGCTTCCATGGTTTCATTCAGCTTTGTCTGGGCGGTCGTTGCCTCTGTGCTTTTATCTCTGAAAAGCACCAGTGCAGTGGTAATGGCCGCAAGACCTGCCAGTACGATTCCAAAAGGAGACATGGACATGGTCAGGTTAAATGCCCTGGTGGCTACTGCGGCTCCCCGGGTGGCAATGGTGTGCGCCACTACTGCTGCTCTGTGCGCCACAGTCAGCGCTGTTTGTGCTTTTAATGCTACTGAATAAGCAATGGTGGTGGTTTTAATAACCAGCATTGCCTTGCCCAGCATCACAATTTCTTTACGGTGCTTCATCAAAAACACCATGCCCGACTTAATCCCCTTTACAGTCTCAGACAGATAACCACCTATTTCACGGGTATCTAGTGAGCGCACAAACAGGGTAGCTTCCTGAGTAATCAGCCTCAGGGTAGGCTGCATATGGTCATACAACTGTAGTGCAACCTCTTCCGAAGCAGACCGCAGCGTCACAAAATCTCCGGCAAGATTATCCAGCTTAATGGCTGCCATCTTTGCGGCCGTACCTTCGGCATTCTCCAGCTCCTGTGTCCAGTACCGGATCTGGTCGGAGCCAGCAGCCAACAGGATATTCATTTCCTGTATCGCCTCAGCACCAAAAAGAGTCGCCAAAGTCGCCTGCTTCTGCTTAGTGGTAAGCCCACTCATTTGCGTTTGCAGGTGCTCCACCATATCAGCCATTCCTATAAACTCCCCATTAGCATCATGGAAGTTTAAATTAAGCTGCTTCATGGTAGCTGTCATCTGGCTGGTAGGCTTTGCCAGCCGGACAATTCCCGTCCCTAAAGCTCTTGTGGCAAGGGAACCTTTCAGGCCATTATTCGCCAGAATACCAATCGTAGCATTGGACTCTGAAAGCTTGATATTCATGGCCGAGGCAGTAGGCCCCCAGTAGTTCATCGCTTCCGCTGCCTCCTGGACATTCGTATTAAAGCGAGCCTGAGTAAAAGCCAGCTGATCAACTACGGTTCCTGTTTGAGTGGCCCCCATGCGAAACTGGGAGAGCACATTGGTGGCAATGTCTGCGGACTGAGCCAACTGAAGATTCCCCGCCGCAGCCAAATCCAATGTACCCGGTAATGCCTTAATTTGCTGAGTCGCATCAAAACCCGCCAGAGATAAATAACCCATAGCGTCTGCCGATTCACGGGCGGAAAAAGCCGTGGTTGCTCCGGCCTCTCTGGCCGCCTGCCTGAGCTCAACCATTTGCTCGGTGGTCGCTCCGGAAAGTGCCTGTACATTAGACATCGACTTTCCAAATCCGGCACCTATTCCCACTACACTGCCAAGAGCAGCACCAGTAGTCAATGTCATGCCTAAACCTGCGGCCAGACTCTTCATTTTTGAAGAAAGTGAACTGGTTTGTTGTTCCACCTTTTTAATACTGGAGGCTCCTGAATTTCCGAATCGAATCAATGAACCTGTGGCCTGGTCAGAGGATGTTTTGGTCTTAACAAAACGGCCGTTCACATCACGTAAACGGCCGTTAGCATCTTTAGAAAACTTCGTCAGAGATTGATCAGCCGCCTGTGCATTTCGGATCAACTGCGGTAATACCTTATTGCCGTTAGTTGCTACGTCTATGTTGTAAAGCGTACTTGAACTCATTTTCTCTGGAGGTTTTTTCTTCCTGCCGGATATGCTCCAGCAGGGCTATTTGTTGAGCCCACTCCAGGTCACTTAGTTGTTCGGGAGTGGAGCAGATATTATAATACTGGAGAAGGGTGTTGAAATATGCTATGCTTCCGGACTGAACCTGCTTTTTAGCATCTTCTAACAGCTCCCCCAACTGGCGTTTTTTGCCTCAACTAATTTGCTGTTACAGAAGCCGACCAAAGAAGTATAAACTTCTATATCAGCATCAATTTGCTCGCGCGTCATATCACCGCCTAAAAAGCAATCTACCATCAGCTGATCTGTTTTTTTAGTCAGATCAAATGTACCGTCTTCGTTCTGCGCAATGGCTTCCGCGGCACTTAGTTGCTGGCGGCTGGGCATTTTGAAAAACAGCGATACACCATCAAAAGTAAAGTACTTGATACGCCCATGCTTTTTCTTCCAGGCTTCTACCTGACCTTTGTGCGCCTCTGGCACAACGAATTTTTCTTCTTTTTTTGACATGTTAATATGGGTTTGATAAATGTTAAATCTGCGCCTCTACACGCAAGGCTAAAAACGGAATAGATACCTTTGCATGGGTATCACCCTGCGTAAACTTTTTGCCCGCTGTGGAGAACTTGGCTCCTACAATACGATCCACAATGGTCTTTAGAGCAATTATTGCCGGATCTTCGGATTTCGGAATGTAGGACACCAACATGTCCACCTCCATACCCGCTACAGATCGACGTCCACGCTTTTTAGCTTCTTCCACCAGCGCCTCATAATTAGACTGGAGTAATTCTATGCTTCCGGTAATCGCCTCATTACCCTCACCAATATACTGGGCCATATCACCAGCTCCGTAAATGGCCTCCAGGTTAACTTCTGTTGTGTATTCAACATCCGTAAAACCCAGCATAGGACGTCCGTCAATGATCAGGTTTAAATCCTTCCAGGAGAATTGTCCTGTTTTGGTACTAAAAGACATGATTAAAGCGTTTTACTAAAGCCCAATTCAATCACAATTTGCTTGTGGTAGGCTCTTGGTTGCACCATCAATTTTACTTTGGTTTGCCCGGTGGCCAGTGTGTCCTGAATAGGATCTACAAAAGACTGGAAACCTGAAATTTCTCCGGAAGCCGTCATTTGTTGATTCACTGCATCATCAATCCCGCCCTGCAAACGCTTGAGTTCAGTAATGGAAATCTGACCTTCGGAATCCACCTCATAATCATCATTCACAAAATCACAGAATACCTCATAGGCAATGCGTTGCACCTTGTCCATTACACGGCCATTGGCCATACTGGAGAAATCATCACTGTCCGCGGTGGCCATTGGATCATCCGCATAGAAATATCCATTTTTCCCATAGCGGACAATCGGCAATACATAACCCTTATCATGAATGGCATCAGCCGCATTCATTACCTGCTCTGCGGTAGTTTTCCCATCAGTCAGGTAAGCAGCACTAATTCCAAGATCACCATTAGCTACACGCCCGATATTTCGCTGAACCGCCAGAGACGAATAAAGACCGAGTAAGAATCCCACCCGGGCTTCCTGTCCTTCAAAGGCTGAGGGTTCTCCCTCATAATCTTCCAGGCTACGGCCATGAAGACTGATTTGCGCCCGGTTATCAGTGCCTTGTTTAAGGTCTTTGAGACTTCCCAATTTCGAATAATCGAACATCCGGCCTCCCAATAAACAGCGGGTGGGATGATGGCGGTTTGCAAATTCCTCACAGAGAGCCTGCGCCAATGGAACAGCGTCTAAAACGTCCGAATCAATTCCCTCATCACTTGGAGAGGCCGGATTATAGGTGGAAGTTAGTTCAACATTACAACCCCAAAGCTTAATGCGTCCGGCACTGTCTGCCAGAAGCTTTTGAGCGAAGTTATTTTGCTTGTCACAAATAGCTGAAATCAGGGTGTCCGCTGCCACCAGCATAATCCACAACTCCTGACCAGCTCCGGTGAACTGGTAAAACTCCTGAATTTCGCGTAAAGCAAATCCAGTAATTCCAAGGTCTTCCGCTTCTTCCAGGGAGAATATTACCCTGGATTCCCCAGGCTAATCTCAGGGGTAGCAACTCCCGAAAGAATCAAACCCGCTATACCATCATTCTGGCTTGCGGTACCTCCGAGCTCCCCCTTTAATAATTCAAATGAAACGTTCGGGATAGCCATCTTATTTCAGTTTTTCGAGCTTTTGCTCTGTTTCCTTAATTTCATTTTCGATGGCCTGGCGTTGCTCATCTCCCTGAGCCTCCAGTAAGGAATTGTTTAATTCCTCCAGCTTATTGGTCAGCTTGGTAGCCTGCGCCTTTTGCTGTGGGGTTTTATCCTTGCTTTCCTTGGGGCGGTTAACCACTTCCACATCATCCGCACTTTTGGTTAAATTGAGTTGGTGCTGGATTGCCGGATTTTCACGCTGGAAGGCCATACCATCAGTGGTGAAATAGAACTTTTTCACCTTTGGATGTTTATCGAAATACTTTTTATGAGTCGCTTTCATTGGAAAAGATCTTTTGAAAGATGTTTCTTTTTAGTTTAATATGATTGACAGTCTGTGGCTTATCCACCAGCTTAATACCAACCACCACCCCGGAAGCAAAGCCCAGGGCAAAGCCGAGAAGTACCGCGGCGACGAATCGCCACGGCTTTACCAAACCCAACATTAACCACTTTGATGACTGACCCAATCAGCAATCCAAAGCTGCCGTTTGAGCCTTCGTTTCTTATACACTCCGTCACCTTCACGGGAACCTGCTCCGTTCGTATTGCCTTCAATAGTAATGGTGTAATCACTATCCGGAGGCCACCTGTGCACATGCCCCACATGGGCAATCCTTTTCTTGGAGGCAAAGTAAATGCCCATGACATCAGACTTTTGAGGAGGTTTTCCCGTTAGTGACTTACCTTTCTTATAGATCACCTTGTCATTCGGAAACCAGGAGGGAGACCATGCCGCTGATTTTGGAGGTACTAAATCATTTTCCAGAAAGCCCCAATTCATCTGAGCGCCACACCAGGCAAAGCCTTTGCCAAGCCCACAGCTGGCCAAATACATTTCCACCTCCGGGCCATCATTTTTTCCTGTCGCTTCCCGGACGCCTACCTGTAAAAGGAAAGTAGAGTCCAGCTCATCACGGATCTGTTGCTCTGTGCGTTCCTGCCCAATACTAGAAAGGGAATACAGGGACAGAATGAGTAGTAAAAATAACTGTTTCATTTATGCGAAAATTATAGCTGCTGAAATTAGATAAAGCCCGAACATGCAAAGCGACAGTAACAGCCGTGGATCATACTCGGAAATCCCGTCTTCATGAAATGGCTTATCAAAGGGCCTTCCAAAATCCTCATCCATATAGCGCATAACACGAGGGAACACAAGCCGCATTACGATCCAGGCAAAAGATACTGCCCCGAAATAACACATAGCTTTAAAAAGGAAAGCCTGAATTAGCCCGGCATCATCCACCGCTGCGGTGGGGTCTAGCCAGGTAGTTACATATCTGGATAACCACCAGAAGACCATGGCGAGCAAAAAGGGAATGTACTCATTCCAATGCTTAATAATATCAAGAATTCTTTTCACGGTACTTTTTGATTTTGTCTATACCAAATTTGAAAATCCAGCCTCCGGCTGCGCCACATACTCCACATAGGAATGCGGTGAAAAGGTCACCTACCGGAACCAGTTTAAAAATCATGGCTAAAACAGAGGCTGACAGTCCGGAGGCCGAAGATTCAAAATGATTCATCCGGTTTATACTTTTAGGATACCCACTCCTTTATCATCTTCCCGGCGACGACGCCCACCTGCACGAAGCAGGAATGAAACCAGGTCGCCGTAATAAGCGGCCTGAGCAGGGTTGTCAAACATTTTAACTTCACCCACGGCTTTGGCCAGTGATCTTTTCTGATAACAAAGGATGCCCTCTGTATCATCTGCTGCCCCGGCTGACCCTGGAGGTTTTAGTGCTCCACCAGCATCAAAGGTCAGCGCAGAAGAACGCATTTGAATTTTGAAACCGTAAAGGTTATCAAACATAGAATTCAGGCGCTCATCATTGGAGCGCATCATTGCAAGCAAGGCGGTTACTTCCGTATCCGGAAACAATACAGGGATGATACTCGCAGGAACCAATGCATAACGATCCTGCTGCGGTACGTTATGAACATTAAACATGGTCTGCATTTTCTGCAAAGAAGCACGGGCAATGGCGGCTTCCGTAATGATATGATCAGTGTTCAAACCTCTTGCCCAAACATCGATTAAATCTTCAGCCACTTCCTCCGCGATCTTTTGCTTGTCATCCCCAATGATGCTATCGCGTTTGTTGTAAGAAAGCTCCACCTTTTCCGCATCGCGGATCAGGCGTGGATCAGTTGTGAATTCGTTCAGTGCATAAAGCACCTCGCTATCCGTTCTTTGCGCCGGAGTAGCAGGTACAGTTGCCCTGTTTTTCTCCACATTGGAGGGCGCTCCGGCTTGTGGGATATGCACCACCTTTCCTGCCAAAACGTACTCATCCTCCGCTGTAACCGTTGATAAGAATCCATTCTCTTTCCAAAGGTGATCAACGATATCCTTTTGCCAAATTTCTTTTTCTAAAGCCATTTAAATGATTTTTAAAAGAGGTTAAAAATTAGTCGGCTCTTTGCCAAACTCATCTTTGAACAGCTTCTTATAAGCCTCCTTATTGGAAAGCTTCAACTGCTCTAATGCCTGGGGCTTCTTTTGGGAAAGCTCCGAGAAAGTCAAACCCTCAAGCTCTTTAGGGATTTTCACCTCATCACCTCCTGGCTCAGTAAATTCACCCAAATTCATTGGTGATTTAAGATCCCCAACTAAAGTTTTCACCTCAGAAAGCTCTAGTTTTTCATAGATTTTCTTCTGCTCTACGGTGATTTTTTTGTTGGTAACAGCTGACAGAAGAATATCTTCCTTCTCCTTTGTTTCAGCGGATTTTTGTGCGGCCTCTTTTTCCTCTTTGAGTCGCGCATTTTCGGCCTTCAGGCTAACGTTTTCCTGCGATAATTGCAGTACGCTGGTAAGCACCTGACTGTCTTCCAAACCTGCCGACAAATTCAATGCGGCAATGATGGTGTCTTTCAGTTCCATACTCTTTTTTGTATTAATAGAATTGCCCGAAGGCGTTAATTTTTTTACAGCGGAAAGCGTCAAAATATCACCGTTGGCATCCATCAGTCGAAGCGCATTTTTGTTGCTTCCGAAGGTAACTATCGACGCCTCCCGGACTTCCCATTTTGTCACCACATTATCATTCACCTCCAGCGGCAACACACCCATAGATGCCATGCGTATATGCCCGTCTTCCACCTTTTGGGCGATCAATTTGGCATAGTCATCTTTTAGGTCAAATACAGGTAGGGCGGTGATTTCTTCACCTTCTACCCGGATATCTTCCCAGTGCCCGATGGGCATCATCCAGCCGTTATGCTCATGTAGCATAACCGGGTTCTTTTTGAACTGAGTCAGATCACCGCCGGAGGTCAGAAGAACCAGTCCGTAACTATTTTCTGACTGGTCATGTAAAACAAAACGCTTATTCTTTTCGCTCATTTTTCCTTTTTTGATGATGCAATATGTGAAGTATGATAATTAAAAAATAGTATTTATTGGCATCGTGAACACTGCTAATCACAACGTGGAGACTCTCTATATATAAAGGTGTATTGTTTGGAAATTGGAGTCTCGTTGTGGTGTATTTCATTCATAATGAATATATCTTTTGATATTTCATCAATTATAGCATGGGTAAGTTTGATATAAAAAAGGAGCAGGCCAGGAGCCTTTATGTAAAGGGAAGGATTAACCGGAAGGAAATTAGTCAGATTGTTGGTGTCACTGAAAAAACGCTGAGGACGTGGATCATCAAAGAAGACTGGGACAGTTTGAAAGAAGCTCAAACCGTCACCCGTCAACAGCTATTACAAGATGCCTTTAGTCAGCTTAAAGCCGTCAATCAAAAAATTGATGAAATCGGTGGCGTTCCGGACAAAGTACTTTCAGACGCCAAAACAGCTTTAAGAAAAGAAATTGAGTTTCTGGAGTCCAACCCCCTGCATGTATACTGTGAGGTCTTTGATGAGCTAACCGAGTGGGTTATAGAAAACAAACCTGCCAAGGCACTGGAGTATTCAAAGCTATTCCGGGAATTTTTGGAACAGAAACATAAAGCCGCGGTTTAGTTATGGCGAAAATTACCACAAAGGACAAACAGGCACTCAAAGACTATCAGGCAAAATGTGACTGGATATACCAGAATTCCAAAGGCGGAGGGATGGATTCCCCGGAGCAGAAAGAGGCCCGAGTTAAAAGAGCTAAGTCAGATTATAAGTTTTTGATTGAAACCTATTTCAGTCATTATGCCACCTGTGAAAGTGCTGATTTTCATATTGAATTTGCAGGAAAGGTAAAGAGAAACCCTACCATTAAAGCTTTTGCCGAATGGCCCAGAGGTCATGCTAAATCAGTACACGTGAATATTTTCCTACCATTCTGGCTTTGGATTAATGACCAATGCCATTATATGGTATTAATAGGCAATAGTTTTGACAAGGCGGCTCAACTTTTGGACGACCTCAAAGCCGAGTTCGAATCAAATCAAAAGATTATCACGGACTTTGGCCCCCAAAAGAACTTAGGGCAATGGGAGTCAGGAGACTTTAAAACCAAAGGAGGCTTTATGGCTAAAGCGCTGGGGGCAGGCCAGTCAGTGCGTGGTTTGCGGAAAGGAGCTCAAAGGCCGGATTACTGCGTGGGGGATGACAACGAAACCAAAGACCTGGTTAAAAACCCCAAACGTCAGGACGAACTTGTCCAATGGGTGGAGCGGGATTTAATTCCCACGATGGACGGCCCTATCCGGAGGTTTATTTGGGCAAACAACCGCTATGCTCCACGTATGGTGCAAACGGTCTTACAGAAGAAACACCCGAATTGGTTTGTCCACCATATTAAAGCCTATGATCATAATTATACGCCTTCATGGCCACAAAAATACACGCCTCAATATTGGCGTGACATGGAAGACGAACTGGGAATATTGGCCTGTAAGGCGGAGTTTAATCAAGATGCCCATATCGAAGGTAAGTTGTTTAAGGACGAATACTTCCGGTGGGAAAAAATCCCCGGATAGACCACTATGATGCTATTGTGGCTTATTGGGACGTGGCCTATAGTGGGAACAATGACTATAATGCTATTCGGATTTGGGGAAAGAGGGGGAATAAATATTACCTCATTAAATCTTTTGTCAGACAGTGCAAAATGGATGAGGCCATAAAGTGGATGTTCTATTTCAAAATGCTTCACCCAAGGGTGTGGATACCTTTTTGGTACGAAGCACAATTTTGGAACGAAACGCTTCAGGAAACCTATAATGAGGTGCGTAAAGGATTTGACTTTGATATTGGCCTGATAAAAGACGACACTAAAAAAGGGAATAAATATGACCGGATGGTCAGCACACTTTTGCCCTTGTACCAACAGGGGCGGATCATCTACAATGAAAAGGAATATTCCTCCAATGATATGGCCGAAGGCTCCAACCAGACCAAGGGAATAGAGCCGGGATATAAGTCCCATGACGATGCACCGGATGCTGACCAGGGAGCTATTTCCAAATTATCTCAACACATCTCTTCCACTGCAAATGCCAATGATAAACCCATTGTCGGTACAGAGCGGAGACCATCACATTATTAACTATGTTTTTAGAAGAAGCAGATTTAAAGCAGGGTGTCTACATCGAGATACTGAATGCCCTTAGCCGGGAAGATGAAACTTTTGTATCACAAAACATCTCACGGGCAATCGCAGAAATTGACGGTTACCTCAACCAAAAATACGATACTTCCGAGCTCTGGGCACAAACCGGAGATGACCGGAATGGCATTATAAAGGGGCTTAGCATCGATGTTTCTTTATATCATATTTACAGCGTTACAGAGGAAATACCGGACAAAATAAAGGAGCGCTATAAGTGGGCGAAAGAAACCCTGAAAGATATCCGTGATGGCTTAATGAAGCTGGATATTCCCCTTTGGTCAGAAAAAGAAGAACCGGATAAGCAAGCAGACTTTTTCACGGGCGGACTTAACAACAGATATTAATTATGGCAAAGCGCAGCAATAAAAAAGAGAATAAAATTTCGCCTAAAGTTGAGGTGAATAATATCACCCTTTCGAATATTGACAGGAGTTATAAAGGCATTCCGGAATGGCGGGATGCCATTAAAGCCGCTGAAAGTGTAGACAACCCAGAAGGGCACGTCTTTACGATCTATATGAAGAAGTGGTGCTGGATCTGCACTTGACTGCTTTGATGGAGAAGCGGCAAATGTTTGTCACCAACCTGCCTTTAAAGTTCTTTGATCAATCCGGTAAGGAAGTTGAGCAAATCAATGACCTGATCAATACCGAGGCTTTTGAGGAAATGATGAAGGATTTGATTGATAGTAGATTCTATGGTCATTCCCTGGTGTGGTTTGATAAGATTGAAGGCACTACCCTGGAGCATAAGCTCATTCCCCGAAAGCATGTCAACCCCAAAAAAGGGATTGTCATGAAGCATCAATCGGATGAGCATGGCGAAAGCTATCGGGAAACTCCGTATAACATGTATTGCATGGAAGCCGGACGACCTGATGACCTAGGCTTACTTTCCAAAGCAGCAGTAGCAGTAATCTATAAAAAAGGAAATGTTTCGGACTGGTCGGTATTTGCCCAGGTGTTTGGTGCGCCATTCCGTGAATACGTATATGATGACCCGACTGCACGTGCGCAGCTGGAGGCCATTGCCAAACAACAGGCAGTAGCTTCTTATGTGGTGCGTCCCCGTAATTCAGAATTTAAGCTGCACGAAACCACCCATAAGTCAGGTTCCTCTGACTTGTACAGCAATCTGGCAAAGTTCTGTGATGAACAAAACTCCAAAGCCATCCTGCTGAACACCATGACCACTGATGCTCAGGGTGGAAATTACAAGGGAGAGGTACATGCCAGTAGTGAGAAGGAGGTGGCCAAAGCGGACCGTCGCTTTATGCTTCGCCTGTTGAATGAGAAATTTATCCCTATACTGGAGAAGTTTGGCTATGCCGTAGCGGGTGGTCGCTTTGGGTATGAAGAGCAGGACGGGATGACGCCAAAGGAGCGTTTGGAGTTTGACATGAAGCTTAATGAAATTGCTCCCATCGATCAGGAATATTGGTATGAGACCTACAACCGACCACGCCCTAAAAAGATGCAGAAAGAGGAAGTGGAAGCAGCGGAGGAAGAGCAGCAACCAAAGGAGCAAAAAAAGCCAACACCTTCTCAAAAATCCAAAAAGAAGGAGGTGAAATTAAGCCAGGAGGAACAAAGCCTATGGCTGAAACTGAAATCCTTTTTTTCGGTTTTTCCCCGATCATGAAACGGTCGGGGAACAACTAAAACACCAATACGGTCATTGCTGTGAACTGGAGCTTGCTGAAGAACCACTTTTTGATATTCAGGATTTGGTTGATCAGGCGCTCATCAACATATACGCTGATAATATCAAAGGCACCATTGAACCCAGCCTTTGGAAAATTGCTTATACGGAATTAAATAAGGCAGTGGAAGAGGGAGTGGGAGCAATCTCCTATATCGACCCCGAATGGGGCATTAAGGAAGCTTTACAGCAAAGTAATGCCGTGTTTGCCGCATTTAAAACACATCAACAGTATACAGCGCTTAAAAAGATTATCGTTGACGAAGACGGTAAACTGAAGAGTTTTGCGGCCTTTAAAAGGGATTCAAAGAAAATCATTGGTGATTATAATCAACGATGGTTACGGACAGAGTATAATACCACCGTAGCAAGAGCCAGGACGGCAGTACAGTGGCATAGTTTTCAACAAACTCCTGGGCGAAACATTAAGTGGATTCCCTCCAGAGCAGCAGAGCCCGACCCTGTACACAAAGGATACTGGCATACGGTATTACCTCAGGCAGATCCTTTCTGGGCGACGAATTTTCCGGGTAATCGATATAATTGTAAATGCGATTGGATACTTACGGATGAGAAGGCCACTGATGCTCCGAGGTTGAGGTAAGAGCTCAGGCAGGGCTTAAAGAAAATCCGGGCATTAGTCGTAAGGTATTTGGGAGTGATCACCCGTACCAGGCCAGTGCACCGAGAAAGGTCAAAAAGAGTGCGCCAACCGCGGCCATGCGGCTTGAGCGTAAACTGATGTTGGAATGGGCAAAGGGTGAGCTGAAAGGAACTTATCAGGTGGGTGGAAGTCCGGCGGTTTTACATACCTCCGGCATAAAAGAAATTTTAAACCAACCTCACCGGGATTATGCCCTAAAGAACCGGATTTTATTTGCCCTGGAGGAAGTGCTGGAGAATGCTGAATTTGTTCGAACTGATCCCAATACCAAGGCCAATCCTTTGATCAGTCAATTTCACTATTACAAAATTCAGGTAAATCAGCAGGACTCATTCCTGGTACTAAGGGAGCTGGCAAATGGGGAGCGTCAGATTTATTCAGTGGTGGAATCTCTGCAATAAAAAAAGCGACTAACACCCGTCACTACAATGATATGCAATCAAGGAGTCGCAGTGCTAATCGCTTTATTTAAGAGACGTAATATTAATAATTTGAGTTGATTTATGCAAGATTTTATTAATAAGGTACTTAACCTGCATAAGTACTTACAGGATGAAGTAAAAGACGACATTGGAATGCTTGCGGTCGAACACTCAAAGGAAGCATTTCAAAATGAAGCCTTCTCTAAAAACAGCCCTAAGGATGAGAAGTGGCAGGAAGTAAAAAGACGTCAGGGAAAAGGTAAGGGAGCGGCGGCCATTCGAAACATTCTGACCGGAGAAACCGGAGATCTCGGGAGGTCACCAGGGTATCAAAAAACACCTAAAGGCGTGGCCCTTATTTCTGATAAAGAATACGCCCAGGTGCATAATGAAGGAGGTGAAGCCGGAAGTAAAAAAGCGCGCTTCACCATGCCACAACGAAAGTTTGCTGCTCCTTCCAAAGTATTAGATAAAAAGATTTCAAATAAGCTTGAAAAGCGATTTAAAGGGTTTTTAAAATGATCGGACTATTCTTAAACATTGCCAAATCATTAAAGCAAATCAACGAACTTAAATTCGTGGACATGGAGGGGGGAAATGATCCTCAAATTTTTCCAGCTGCCTTTATTCATATTGACCCAATAGACCATAAACAACTCAATGCGGGTAGTACGGAAGCAGATATTCAATTTACGATCACAGCAAAATTTGCGCCTTACATCCGCTCAAATGCCGATACCCCGCAAAGCCAGTTGGAAGAACTAGCCACCTCCTTACAGGTGATTGAAGTAATTAAATCAAAGCTGGTAAAAGAAAATATTGAGGGAATTGAGGCCGTGATGTTATCCAGGGAAAGCTTACAAAAAAAAGGAACCTACTATGAGGCTCCTTTGGTATTTTTTGGAAGGGTGGAATGGCACCCTGATTAAAATAGATTCATTTGTGCGGGTTGTTCTTCAAGTTTCTTTAATAATCGCTTCGCAGGAGTTCGCAGGTATTCATAATAGGTGTTTTCAGCGATCCGATAAGTCGGGTAAATAAATTCTCTCCAGATAAAGCGATTCGAAAACCCGCCTCTGCTCTCTTCTTTTTTCTCCAGGTGAATGTTTTGTATGTCCTGAATCAAAAGCAGCTTATTGCGGTTTTGAGCGTATCTCATATTATCAAAAAAGGAATGGTGGAATGAATAGAATATGAGCAATATAATCATTTTTACACAAAAAAGCCTCAGTTAAATTACTGAGGCATAATTGGCAATATGATTTTCTCACCTTGAATGGCTGTTTAATTCAGCAATTTGTTTTTTGGCTTCCTTAGCAATTTCAATCCAATCATAATAAAGGTGTCCATCGATTGACTTTTCAAATTTGGGATCTGAAGCCAACTTGGTATAAATCCAACATTCCTTACTTTCTTCCCCCAGTTTAATACAATCATTAGCCATTAAATTAATTGAAGTACAAAAGTCATTTATCAAAATGATGAACTTTTTATGATCTTCTCCTGCTAATTTAATTGAGGCGGTATATATTCTCTGATACTCAGTCGGATTGGATTCCTTAACGTGCTTTGCATCCTCATTTAACCCCTGAGCGATGGAAACTGACCAAAATGAAAGCGAAAATATAAGAGCGAATAGATATTTCATTGGATTCATTATTTACTTCATTAACTAATTCCAACACTGTAGGTTGGCTGAATAAAGTCCAATGTAATATAATTTTCATAATAACAAAAAATCCCTCAGCCGAAGGGCTGAGGGATCATCAATTAAAGATTAACTTTTATTTGTGAGTAAAATTCTTTCCTGCTCCTCAGGGTTGAGCCATAGCCGGAAGACCTCATTACCACATTTACTTTTGATTACAAGGCAATCCACTCCATCCGTTAAGGCATATACCTTAATTTCACAGGTGTCAATATCTCTCTCTACTTTGAGTTCGTTTTTGCCATTGCTAATTATCTGTACTCTTGCCATTTTTTCTGTTTTTAAATTTATCGTAAACCGCCCATAAAAAGCATATGAGCGGGTAAATCCAACATAGGTGAATCAGGGTATTAAGTTTCATTCCTTACCCGTTTATAAAAGTCTTCCAACTCTTTTATTTCCAATATTTTTCTTTGTGCGCCCTGGCTTTTATGACTATCCGCCTGAAGTCGTGAGCGCTCCCCGAATACTTTAGTACGCTCCTCAAAATACACTTTGAACCAACTCATGACTTTAGAAATGTTCAGGGATTCATACAGCTCCCCGTAAGCCCCCAACATGGCCTGATTAAAAACAAAATGAATATCCGCAAAAGAAAGGCTGGGAAACTGCTCCAGCAGCACCTCTGCAATCTTATCAATCTGCCGCTCCCCCAAAGGCTTGCGAAGATCCAGCAATTCATTAAAGTCAATCAGGTGGATTTTGATCAGCGCCAGCAGTTGAGTTTCTCCCAGCTCCCTGCGTAATTGTCCCACCGGAGGGTGATTTAACTCAATAACCTGCTCAATTCTACGAACCAATCGGCACTCCTGCGCCACTTGTTTAGGAGACAAGGTCTTTAAGTACCCTTGCTTTGTAATCGTCTGAGACGTTGCTTTTTGAAGCTCCATTTCGGTTTGTCTTGATTTCTGCAATCAGCTCATTAAATTTCCCATTAATGACGGGCAGGCTAAAGCCATGACTCTTGTACCAGTCCGGAAGGTTTATAATCAGGTATTGAAAAGCTTCCACCACCGGAGTCTTTCCCTCCGTTAATTGATTGAGCTTTTTCATGATATCCTTTAGGGCTCCGGCATCTTTAGCAGACCACATCAGTGGTACTTGTGTATGATTTTGATACTGCTGGGAGAAATACCCCTTACATTGATTAAAAATCCGGCTTTCCATTTCCTTTGCTGCCTTCAAGGCATGCAGGTCTAAATGGTACGCATCTGCCAGAGCTGCTTTAAGGTCTGCCCGTTTTGCGTTTGGGTTTTTCAGGAGCTCCTTTACTTTTTGAACTTCCATTTTTTAACGGTTTTCGGTTTACAAATTCATTGTGCATCCAGTCAAAGAGATGAAGCTGATTGGGGTGGATAACAATCTCACCTAAATCCGGCTTTTCTTTGCTCATATCAGTTCTGCTTCCTGCATCAAGCGATTTAAAGCAGAATGATTAACCCCTAGTTCTTTGGCTAATTCCTGCTTTTTGCGCTCTCCCTTCATCCATAATTTTCTTACTCTTTTGGCCATAGGAGAAAGCACAGGTGCTAATAAAGAAGCGACTGCCCCTGAAAGAATGAAAAGCAAAATGGAGAATATTCGAAATGCTTTTTTTGATTGATTAGCAATGTCGGAGGCATTCAATAATGCCTGATCCTTTTCCGCTCTTTTAAGCTCCAGTTCCTTTCCCTGCTGTTTTGCCAGGAGTAAAAGATCCGATCTTAATTTGATGGTTCTTGCACTGGAAGCCTCCGAAAGAGTCGTGTTGTAGGCATTTTCCAGTGAGGTGATTTGCTTTTGAAATTGATATTCTACCGGACTAAATTCCTTTTTAAAAGCGAGAATACTCACCCCATTCAGGTCAGCGAATACGCAACAACCACATAGAATAACCGCACACAATAAATTTTCATTTGCTGTGCCCATTTTTTTCCAGTGCTTAATCCCTTCAATTAAATAATAGTGGGCCAGGGTACTTAGTAAGATTGCGCATATATAGGCGTAAAATAAGGGAATCATTTTCGCAGCATAGTTTCCTGCTGCAAAGGCATTGTAGCTCACGGATACAATTACCAGTAGGTAGTGGAATAAATGATCAGGTTTCATGTCCGCTTTGGTCAAAAAGGTGAACGGCTGCATAAGTAGACTCAGCTACCACATAAGCCAAATATTGATTAACTTTTACCACATGTTCCTGATTAGTTTTACGTGCCTCTGATAGTTGATTTGCACAACTAATTCTACTGTTACCAGGAACAACCTGGACTTCACCAATAGTCATTTGACCTGACTGGTTTTTATAAAATCTAAATATTTTCATCGCATTAAATTTGGAGTGTTGGTATTATCCATGGCCCAAACCAGAACCATAAAAAAGCAAATGAATACTAAACCTTTTACTAGCATTGGGTCAATGATTTGAGTTTCCTTAATAATTTGTTCATCCGAGCTTCAAATCGTTGCTTCCTTTGGCGCATTTCCTTCAGATGCCCAGCCGTAGCTCTTATATGTCGATCCACAGCTTTGATGTCACTTTCAAGGTTTTTGATCTCAAAGGAGACTTGTTCCATGTTTTTCATATCATCAAATTTTGGGAGTGCCCGAAGGCACCCCCTTTGTGGAATGGATTAAAAATTGACAGATACTTCAGTACCCTCAGGAAACGGGGCAGAAGTGATAGACAACGGAATACTTACTGACTTACCTAGTTTGTCTTTTATGCGTGCCTCTACAAAGAAAGCGGAACGAACAGGCTTATAGCTTTCCATTAAAATTTGAACCCCTTCTAAAAAAATGGGATTATCATGTTCTTGTGCTAATTGCTTTAGCTCCAGAACCCGGTTTGCTTTCAAATTCCCTTTAGTATCCTTTTTAAGAAGGTTTTGAATCATTTTGACTAGTTTAGCTGTCTCCTCATTGGTTGCCAGGGAGTCAATAAATTGATTCACTTTTGCGACACCCGCTTCCTGGGTATCATCCCAGCCGTCAATAGTTCTGTACCCAATTTCAATGGAACGACCAAGATCATCAGTAAAAGTGTGACTTTGCTGACCATCTTTGTAGCCAAATAATTCCTTTTTCAGGGATATTAAAGTACTGAAGGCATTGAAAACCTCCGCTTTGGATTTGGATAGAATTTCACTCAAATCCAATAGGCCATCAATGGTACGGCCCACCTGCTCTTTGACGGTTTCTTTATAAATTACACGCTCCTCCTGGATGGCGGCCTGAGTTTCTTTTTCTTCTTGTTTGAGCTGGTTAAGCAATTCTGTTTTTTGTGCTGGAGTTAATTCTGAAATATTCATGTTATTTGCTTTTTAGATCGTTTAAAACTTTTTGGAAATGGTATACTTTTTCGAGGTAAAACATCCTGTTTTCCTCTGATTTGCAAAGCGCAGCGCATAGGTTATACTTTTGAATTTCGCGCTGGATGAAAGCAATTGAAGTCATATCAATGAGGTTGATCGGTTTTACATTCTTTCCGCTACAGAAACAAATTTGGCGTAGACCTTACGAGGTGCATCATTGGTCATCGGATATTTGGCATTCTTCTCAAACCAATTTCTTGAAGCTTCCGCAGGATCTTGGGACGCCCTTGCTTTGAAGATCTGCCAAAGCTTCCGGCGCATTTGATTCTTTGATGCACGATACCTTTTAACAGAGGCTTTCAGGTGTTCCATTACCGCATAATATTCCTCTTTTGAAAGCTCTGTTAAGCTATTTACATAGCGACAAATAGTCTCAGCAATCACCTGCTCTTTGGTAACCTCCGGCTCATCCACCTGGAGCTCGGTAAGTAAAAGATAAAATTTACTGTACTGCATGACCCTCCTCCCATTTAATAAGTAGACAATCTAAACGGACAATCAGGTCACAATTACACTGCATCCATTGCTGAATGTAAGGGTAAACAGACCCTGATTGAGAGGTATAGAAGGATTGAATCATCAGATCCCATTCTTCTATAAACATTTGCCAGAAGTCCTTCTGAGCAATAATCTGAGATTGTGTCCAATGATTTACATCGGCATTACAACCAGTCAGGAAAAAATCAACGAAAGCCACACCACTATCCACGATTAAGAAAAAGTAATCGTAGTCGTTCATCCCACTGTTTTTTTGCACCTCATCGTTGATCGCCTGGTGCAAATCAGTCTTAACGTTTGCCATTTTTGAAAACGTTTTGGATATACTAATAATAAGACCTCAATTAACAAAGTGAATGAGATCAGTTCACTCCAGGAATCAGACGTGTACTGCCGTTCCTTTAGTATTGTTATGCCCATGTAAATCTTTTGCCCGGTCGGTGAAAGATATTAATCCTCCAGGGCATCGCCCTCCGGCATGGACAGTATGCGCATCTACGCGAAAAATGATTTTAGCCAACCGCCTGGCTGCCTTTGCTTCAGCCCCCACTACTTCACCTCCTTCTTCATGCGCCACATAAATAAACAATGTGTTCTTATGCCGCTTAGGGAGGTCTTCAATCCAACCATCTTTTAGGATATGCCGGGCATAGGTGATATTATCAATGAAAACAATATTCGCTGGAGCAGGTCGTTTACTCTTTGATTCTGCCGGATTGGATATGGCAGCAAGCAAGTTTTCCCAACTTAAAAATTCTTCCCAAAAAATATTTTTACCAACCTTTGCCAGAGGTTGAATACCAACCCGCAATAAACTATCTACAAAAGAGGTTTCAATTACGCCCGTTTCGTAATTCACAAATAACACTTGCTGAACATAGCCACTTAAAAATTTGGCTAACTCCAAACAAAAAGTAGTCTTGCCGTGCTTTTCCGGGCCCTGTATTAGCCAAAGCCCATCACGGCCTGGCTCACCCAGCACGTCCGCCCAATTTGAGTTTTTAAACTGAAAGCGTTTTAGTTTTTCCGCTTCATCAAATAGCGCTTTGATTTTCATGGCCTTCCACATCCTTTTGATCCAACAATATCAAAAGGTCTTCTGCTCGTCTCAGACCACCACGGTTGTCATTATGACTCAAACATCTTCTAACAATGTTCTTCACCACTTTTTTGTCATTGCAATTCGCGGTAACAACATCCGCGATTAACTTTTTGTAAAAGGCCTGCTGGTTTTCTTTACCTACTGGCACCACACTACGGTAATTATTCCCAAATCGTGAGAATATTTCCCGATAACCTACCTTTTCATACTCAATGCCATTTTCAATTTTACGACGCAGGCCATCGGCACCAATCATATACCACCCGCAACGATGCTCAGTGGCATTCCACATTTCTTTAAGCTCTAAAAATGCGGTATAATCTAAGTCTCCGGCCTCATCAATGATGATGATAGGTTTATCTGCCATACCCCCCAAATAGGCATTCAAATAGTACTTAATACTGGCCTTGACTTCTGCTACTTTTCCGTTGCTTTCCAGCCCTAAAGTTTGAGCCATGGCCCGGATAAAAGAAACCTTTCGTTTGCATTGAGAGCCATCCATATAAAAGCAATTTCGGCGACTTCTTGATAGGTATTTGGCTGCAAAGGTTTTGCCGATAGCGCAGTCATCTACAAATACCATTGATCGGCTATGGGTTTGGCAGTAATTAACATCTTCCTCAATCTTATTAAATACCTCCGTCTTTACTACCTTCCATTCCCGTCCTCCTAAATGCACCCCGAGAGCTTTCCCAATGGCCAGCCATTTCTCTGCCTTTAACTTGCCTTCAATTTCTCCTTTTTTGAGAGTGGAGAATACGGCATTGTTCACGCCTATTTTCCGGGCAAAATCGGTATCAGAACCATCAAACCGTTGACGGTTCTCCAGTATCGCATGAAGCACTTTTCTGCGATAATCATCTGTAATTTGAATGTTATTCATCTTGTGAAAAATTTAAAAATCATCCTTTAAAGACCTTAGGTAGCTACTGCCACCGTTTTCTTTATTTTCGAATTCGGTCATTTCATCTTTTAAGCCAGGTAATACCTGTGCATCTTCCTCAGAGGCCTGATATTTACTAACGCCATCAATTGTAAATTCAATCCGTGGCTGATGCTTAGGGGTGTTATCTATTACCACAACATCCTGTATTTCATGCTTTCGTCGCTTTTGATAGCCTGCAATAGTCATGGCATAAGCCGACATCAAGCTTTGCTTTTCCTTATCCTTATCGGTTTGTTCAATCACTGCACGCTGATATACAGGCTTAGGAAATAGCTCGCAGAGATAGCGATCTGTATAAACTATGGCCTTTAATACCTTACCATCGTTACCATTGAGCCAATAAACATTCAGCTCTTTACCTTCCACTCTCTGCATAAGCTCAATGAGATTGTCTCCAGTGGCAATTTTACCTGCGTCACCCAAAAGCCATTCACCGTACTGCAATTTGACGATACCCGCATGACAGGAAGTTTTAGTACAATAGCCCAAATGAGGTAGGAAAGAACCATAGGAGGTTGGCGCCAAATCAGGGTGCTGATTTTCTACGAATACTTCCCAACGTGTTTTTCCCGGATACATCTCCTGATCAGAATGCAAAGTATTATTCCAAGTGATAAGGTCACGAAGACAACCTTCAACAATCTCTTCATAGGGAAGTATCACTTCCTTACCCTGTCCGTATTGGGTTTGGTTAGCTTCTGCAACTGCGGTAGGCCGCGCGACCCAACCATGCCGTTTCTTTTCCAATCCGTAACGTAATGGTCGAAAATAAGCTTCTATCCGCTTGGCTCTAGCTTTGTTGGCTTCAATCCGGACATCGCCAAACATGGCGCCATTGGCTAAAAAGCTTTTACGATAACTGCTATTCAATGAGCTTTCACACTCTAAACCATGCGGTATTTGCATGCCCCACTGCGCGTAATTACGAACCATTTGCCTGTAAAACTCCAAAATCAATCCTTCCTTACTTTTGCCGGAAACCCATGTGGTGAATGCTTCAGAGGCTAAGTCAATACCCAGGTAAAACCATGCACGCTTTCCCTTCGCATAATAAAATGGAGGTTGGCGGTCATCAATGGAGATCAAAGAACCAGCAAAAGCGGGGCGCTCCAGGGAATGATAAGGATCAAAGCGTTGGATTAGCTTTTGACGGTCACCAGTTCTTTTGGCGGAAGTTCCGATGGAACTATTCCAGGATCGTAAAAAACTCCTAACCGTAGAGTCCGAAAGTGCTTTAAGTCCTTTTGGTTCAAAAAGAGCTCCTGTTTCTGGGTCAATCACTTCTAAATATCCCGCAAGGAAAGAGTCAAACTGCCTTCTTACTTCGGTAGCATCCGGCTTATGTTCCACCCCTGCAAACAACGCTTCAAGAATGACCGAGGATATATCATCCACCTTTCTAGCATTCGAAAGAGAGGTGCCTTTAGCATCTTTAATCAATGCCACCGGGCCATCTTTTTCATACGCACGCATTTTTTCATTTAATCCGCGCCAGGTGGACGGTAAAGTATGCATGGTATGGTGTTTTTCTCTCAATACTTCCTGAAAACTCATAGCATCTGATAATAAAATTTGATTTAAACCCCTGGTAGACTTTTTAAGCGTTTTGTATTCCTTTCGCCTCCAGTTATTCAGCTGGATTAACGCCTCACACATCGCCGCATTTACCCGGTAACGTTCCTTTTCTTCCTGCCCTAAATTCCCAAAACCCGGTCTTTTGAATTTCTCATAGAATCGATAATTTGCTTCTGTTTCTTCATAATATCGTTCTAAGGGATGGTCAAACCGTTTTCTTGGGTCTCCGATGGCTTTCCGGACATCTTCCGGTAAGGAATCAAATAGGATCAATGCCTGATGCCCTCTACATCCTCTACGAGCTCGCTTTATGCCGTATTTTTTGTCCTTGTAGCGGTGAAGCTCATTTTTCAAAACTGGATAGGAACTCCAATATTCTGGAATCAACTCATCGATGGTAACAACTAATAATTCATTCCATTCATGTGGCATTTCTATTTTTCCATTTTTGGACTCCCTTTGCTGGATTGGCTTAATTCATTCACTGCTCTTTCCGCCCACTGGTGTATTAAATCCATTTTCCTAATATTGGGGCGGGAATTGTTTGAGTTCGTTTTTTTAAGGGCCTCCTCAATCAAATCCATCGTTGAAGGGTGCACTCCAATTGTTTTGTATTTCATTTTATTACTATTTTGTAACTGAATTATAAGAACACTACAATTATATAGAATTATTGATACACCACCAAGGCTTTTATATCAAAAATGACAGATTTTTTTAATAGACTGGATAAGTACTTTACCTTCAAAGGGTTGAATGATAATCAAGTTACTGTTCAATGTGGAATATCCAACGGCCTTATAGGGAAAGGACGAAAAAGAGGTACCCTGTCCCAAGAGAATATATCAAAATTACTATCCACGTATAGCGATATTGATGCGAATTGGCTCTTTACAGGAGAGGGTAATATGATCAAGGAGAAAGAAAGCCTATCAATTCAAACTTTTGTTCCTAATAAGTCAATAAAGTTTCATCCGGATTTAAAGGCCAGTGCTGGGACAGGTTCTGTAATTCAATCTTTAGATAAAATGCAAGGGTTTGATCTTTCTTTTATCCCCAACAAGGAAGATTGCCATGTATTTGTGGCTCATGGAGATAGCATGAATCCTACAATTGATGACGGAGACTTATTAATAGCAAGAGTAGTAAATAGTCGAGCTGACATTTTAGATTCTAGAGTTTATGTTATCGTAACAAAAGATCGAAGTTTGTATGTAAAAAGGGTGGAGGATAAATTTGACTTGATGCTTATGATTAGTGAGAATCCATCATATCCTCCGATTAAGCTTGATTGTTCTATTATCCATTCAATTCACGAAGTGGAATATATTTTGACTAAACCTCATAAAGGAAGATTTTGGTATACAGAAGCCTTAATCAAAAAATCAGAAGCAATAAATTCAAAAATCGCATTAGAAGCAGCTGAAAAGAAAGCAGAGGCTTATTTGGAACTTTCGAGCACTCAAAAAGACTTGATAAATTTATTAAAGAAGGGAGGAAACTAAATTCCAAATCAGCAAATACATAGCTTTAAATAATTTTCGGGATACCACCTTATTTAAATCCGGCAATCAACTGAATATCAGTTGTTTTTGAGTCTTTATTTTATTTTGACAAGGAAATTTGATAGAGCAACCCTGAAAAATTAGGTGTTTTTGAATAAAAATAGGGTGAAAAACTCCAAAAAACTGGTTTTTTTTCGTCGCTTTTGATACCCCAATTGATACCCCAATTGGTACCCCATTCCATTTTTACCACCTTTAACAGAATTTTCAAACAGTTTCAAAACCCTGTTTAACCTTGCTTCAATTACCCTTTAAATAGCCTTTAAAATGGCTCAGAGTCACTTTCTAAGGCCGTTTCAGGGTTGTTTTGGCAAATATGGTAATAACCTAATACCTACTCCTTAAATGCGGTCATGAAATGGTAGTAAAATGGTAGATAATGGAAATTTGGTTTTTTAGATGGTTAAGCTCCAGGATACAAAAAAACCGCCTTGCAGATATGTGCATGGCGGTTTTTTGCCCTTTTGGCTGTTTTTAGAAATTTGCCCTTTTGGTTTTACCCTTTATAGCTGCGAGTCCATTGCCTTACTAATTGCCGAGTAGTTTTTGGTATGGAGGCCACCGCCCAAGCGCGGTCGGGCTTTCGGCAGTCGCTCTTTTTGCGAGCCGCTACGCCCTCAGGCTGCAAAAAGGAGCTCCAACAACCGGCTGCGCCGCTGCCTCTATCCCTGGCCCGGCATCCATGGGAGATTTTTATTTTACCAAAGGTCTTCACTTGCTCGTTTTTTTGTGTTATTTTATTGTTTTTCAGAGCTATGATAAAAATCGAAAACATAACAGATATACCGGTTTATCCGGTAGGGGCTCAGCCTTCCTCCTATATTCAAATGGAATTAGAATACTTTGGTATGCAATTATACCACTTAGGGGAAAATGCAAAAGCTGACAGTCGATTCTTGCAGCGTCTAAGAAAGTTTATTCACAAACATCCAAACTACCCCTCCGCTTACAACTATTTATTTTCAGCTTATGAGCTTTTGGAGCAAAAGAGTATGGCAATTAATGTGGTGGATGTTATGATGGAACGTTTTCCCGACTACCTTTTTGCCAGAGTAGAAGCGGCCAAACTCGATATGGAAGCCGGCTACTTTGATGAAATTCATGATTTATTAGGCGAAACACTTGAGCTGGAAGATTTGTATCCCGATCGGCATATATTCCATGGGGCGGAGGTTACTACCTATTATATGACGGTAGCACAATATTATGAATGTATCTCTGATTATGAAAAAGCCTTGTCGACCTTAACTCAGCTTGAGGAAGTATTGGTCGACTTTCCTGAAAACCGGAATATGATAAGAGAATGGATCGGTACACTCAAGAGCAAAATGAAATTTATGGATGGCATTAAAAGTACTTTTTAA